CGTGTCCAACGCGTCTATCGACACTCTGCTCTTCAGCGGCGTGAAGTTCTATCCGGAACTGCTCAATGGCGTTATCAAGGGCACGATCACAGGCGCTTGATTTTTACATGATCAATAACCGGGCGGGGGCGACTCCGTCCGGTCTTCTTTTTGAAAGGACAAAATTATGTATATCGTAACGAAACCATTTTATGACCTTCAGGACGTAACGAAGGCAGACCATACCAAGGACGGCGATATCCCGCGTGAGTTCTGGCTGTATAAAGCGGGCGACGTTTATCCGCGTGACGGAGCGAACCCGCCGAGCGAACAGCGAATCCGTGAACTTGCGAGCGACAGTAACAAGCAGGGCACTCCGCTGATTGCATGGGTAGAGCCTGAACCGGAACCCACGCCGGAGCCCGCCAGCGAGCCGGAGCCGGTCGAAGAACCGGCAAAGGAAGAAACGCCCGCCAAACCGAAGAAACCCGCGAGAAAGCCTCCTGCGAAGGCACCCGCTAAGAAACGCACACCCGCGAAACCTGCGAGAAAGAAGGGCACATGAGCACATTATCACCAGATGGAACAGTAGTTGCCCGGATGCTCGGGCTTTCAGGAACGACCGACGAGGCGGTGATTAGCGTTATTGAAAACTGCGTCGACGTGGCGACTTCAAGACTGCTCGTCCGCATCGGCGCTGAGATGGTCCCACAACAGCTCGGATATATCGTCCGGGAAGTGGCGGTACGACGCTATAACCGCATCGGGAGCGAGGGCGTTTCCTCACATACGGTCGAAGGCGAGTCAATGTCATGGAATGAGGACGACTTCGAGCCATTCGAAGCGGACATCAATGCGTACCTTGCGGCGAACCATGCGGGGAATCCGAAAATCAAATTCCTGTGAGGTGAATGGTATGCGATACGATACACCGATTTACTTTCAGACCATCACGCCGGGAGAATATGACCCGGCAACAGGTGATTACGGAGACCCGACAGCGAAGGAAGTCATGAAGCTTGCGTCCGTCATGGACACATCGTCCGAGACGATGATGCAGGTCTTCGGGGAAATCCGACAGGACAGCAAGACGGCGCACATCCAGACGCACTATGCGGAGCCCTTCGACGCGATTCGTATCGGAGACAAGGTTTACCATGTGGCGAGACGTCGCACGCTCCGGTTTAAGGACACGTTCATCCTTGCGGAATACGAGGGCATCAGCCCGGCAGAGGTGGAGCCATGAGTGGGAACATCAAGCTCGAGGGCATCGCCAAGCTCGACGCGCACCTGCTGAATTCGCTTCAGCTTGATGCGGTCAAGGAAGCCGTTAAGGTACATGGCGCGAATATCCAGAAGCGCGCAAAAGAGCTCTGCCCGGTCGGCACGCCCGAATCAACGCACAAGCCCGGTTATGTAGGCGGCACGCTTCGAAGGTCCATCATGACGGAAATTACCGATAACGGATTTACTTCCGAGACGGAACCGCACACGGAATACGCGGCATACGTGGAGTACGGCACGCGTTACATGAACGCACAGCCTTATATGCGACCTGCATTCGAGGAAGTAGAACCGCAGTTCAAGAAGGACATCAAAAAAATCGTAGGAGACTGATTATGGACCCGCAACAGGAATTCTTTACCGAGCTTCGCGCCCGGCTTAAAACAGCATACCCGGGGAAGGTCTATGATTCGCGGCTCCCAGCCGTCGGCACGCCATATCCGTTCATTTATCTGGGCGGAAGCGGTCAGAGGGATTCTGCAACGAAATCCGTACTGCTCGGCTATGTGACGCAGTCCGTCAGGGTATGGCACAGCGACCCGCACAAGCGCGGCACAGTATCGTCCATGCTCGCAGGCATCAAGACGGCGGCACGCTCCATCACGCAGACCGCGCACTATCAGTGGCGCGTTGAAATCTCTGTGCAGGATATCACTGACGATGCAAGTATCCGCCCGCCACTTCTCATGGGTATTCTGGAAATCACCGCACACTTTTCACCGATTTGTTAAAGGAGATACAACACATGAAAAAGATTGATCTTCAGCTCTTTACAGCCCCGACAGTCATCGAGGGAAAGAAAATCATCTATCTGTACAGACTGCTGAAAGACGCGGCTACGAAGGCCGGTCTTAACATCGCATACACCACAGAAAACAGCTCTTCATTCAGCCGCGATTCCGACAATACCGAGACGAAGGACGGTCCGGTCGGCACTCCGGGAAGTCTTGAGACGACTGTCTCCGCAACCGCTGTCTTCAGTAATGGCGGCGACGGCATGACACCGACGGAGGTCCGCAACGCGCTGATCGCGGGCGAGGACTTTGAAATCTGGGAAGTCAATACGGCAGACGCGGGCACCACGACCGGCAAATTCAATGGACTTTATATGCGCGCAAAATGCACATCCTTCGAGCTCAGCTCATCCGCGGAAGACAATGCAGAGGCGGACATCGAGTGGACAGTCTACGGCACGCCGCAGGCAGGCGAGGTCACATACTCCGATTCTTCGAGCTCTGCAGCATACACATTCAGGGATGCAGTCGCCGGTGCGTAAATAACCGATCACGACCGGGCGGAGCTCTTCCGCTCGGCTTTTTCTTTTATCAATACAAATCAATACGAATCAACACGAAAGGACATGCGATATGTATAAAACACTTACCATTAACGGCACAGAATACGAATTCAATTTTGGCTTCGGCTTTGTCAAGGCAATATCAAGGGTCAAGCTCCAGGACGGCAACGAGATCGGCCTGCAGTACCGTGTCGCCCAGCTCTACGACGGAAGCCCGGAAGCGCTTGTCGATGTGCTCATGAAGGCACGCGTCAAGACCAACGCTCCGACCATGGAAGAGCTGCAGAACTGGCTCGAAGATGAGAGCACGGACATCGACACAGTATTCGATCAGGTGCTCGATTTTTTATCGACAGCCAACTGCTCGAAGAAGCAGACCCTCAAGATGCTGCAGTCAGCCAGGGAAGAGGAAGAGATCCAGAAGGCGGCGACAGCCAAGAGGCGGAAGGAAGCCGGGCTCGATTAACCTGGATGGAATTCTACCGGGAAGCGTGCATCGATTGCATCCGTTATCTCGGATATAACTCCATCGAGGAATTCGACAAATTGACAATTCCGGATTATGAGCTGCTGATGGAAGGTGTCGCATATCGCAGGACGGATCAAGAATACTGGGCGTCTCGTGTGGCATGGCTTTCCATGTCTGCGCAGGCCAAAAAGAAGACAGGTAAGAGCTACCGCCCGGTATATAAGAAATTCAAGCAGTTCTTCGACCTCGACAAGGCGACCAAGGAAGTTGGAAACCGACTCAAGCGTGCGAGGGACAGGCGAAAGTGAAGGTAAATGAATGGCGGCATCCAGCTACTCAGTAAAGGCCGTACTCAGTGCGGTCGACCAAAACTTCACATCGACTTTTAGGAAAGCAGAAAAGACCGTTACAGGCATTGACAAAGCAATTGGCGGAATGGCGTTCGGCGCCATGGCAGGCATCGGCATGGCGGCATTCAACACGGTTGCCGGTGCCGCAAAGGGATTCGTCGGCGATATTTACAACGTAGGCTCGGGATTTGAGACAGCTACCAGTCAGATTGCCGCAACCATGCAGGTGCCGAAGGATTCCATTCAGGGCATCATCGACAAAGCCCGTGAGCTCGGTGCATCGACAAAGTACACGGCGACCGAAGCGGCTGAGGGTTTCAATATCCTTGCGCAGTCCGGTCTTGCGGCAAATGACCAGATAGCGACCATGCCGTCAGTCCTTAATCTGGCGGCGGCAGGTGCTATGTCGCTCGATTCTGCCGCGGGTTATCTGACGGGCTCGGTCAAGGGCTTTGGTGACAGCTTCAACAACGCGTCTTACTATGCCGACCTTATGGCTAAAGGTGCGACACTGGCGAACACGGACGTCAATATGCTCGGTGAAGCGCTCTCACAGGGTGCGGCGACGGCTTCGACCTACGGACAGACCGCCGAAGGCACGACACTGGCGCTCCTCAGACTGGCAGAGCAGAACGTGACCGGAGCGACCGCAGCGACA